TTAACGCAAAAGAGGAAGTCGAGCTTTCAGAAAATCCTATGGAAGAAAAGCCAATGATGATGAATGCTCTGCGTGCTATGTCACATAATATGCAAGGTATCGCAAAGTATGTCCAGTCAACAAATGATCCAGAAGAATGGTTTCAAAACAAATTAGCTGGTGTTGCTAAGGAAATGCAAACTCTTTATAGCTATGCAACTGCTGAAACAATGACAGGTATGGCTACTGAAGAAACTGTTGTTGAAAATAAACCAGCTTCTATTATTAAAAAACTTGCTAAAGCATCAGCATCTTCTGAAAAAGGCAAAAAGGCAGTTACTTTGAAAAAAGCTCCTTGGGAGAAAAAAGAAGAAACAGAATTAACTGACGAAGAATTATCTGCAAAGCAAAAGAAAATTGACCATAATAAGAATGGTAAAATTGATGGGCATGACTTAGCAATGCTTCGTAAAAAAAAGAATGAAGAAGTAGCGCTTGATGAAGCTGTTAAACAAGGAAACATGAAACTGAGAGATGGCTCTTCAGTTAAAGTTTCAAAACAAGATGCGGGTCTTATTAATCAAATGATGAACGACCTGAACTCTGTAAACCGTCGTAAGATGGAAAAAGTCATGATGAATGATAAAGCAGGATTCGAAGAAATTGTAGGGTTCGCGAGAGAAGCTCTTTAATGGCTTGGAGCGAGCTTTCTAAGAACTATTATGACGCCCAGTAGTTTTTTTATAAATAGACAAGATAGATATAACAAGGATATAAAAAGATGAGACTGATTACTGAAGTTACCGAAGAAGCACAAGTTGCCGTCGAAATGAATGAAGAGACTGGTAAGAAGTCTTACTTCATCGAAGGTATCTTTATGCAAGGTGATATCAAAAACCGTAATGGGCGTATCTATCCTACACAGACTCTTGAAAAAGAGATGGTTCGTTATCAAACAGACTTTATTGAAACCAAGCGTGCGCTTGGAGAACTTGGGCACCCAGATGGTCCTACAATCAATGGTGATAGAGTATCACACCTTATCACTGAGATGAAAAGAGATGGATCAAACTTTGTTGGTAAAGCTAAAGTTCTTGGCACACCAATGGGTAACATTGTAAAAGAATTTATGGATGAAGGCGTAAAAATCGGCGTTTCGACACGCGGCCTTGGTTCTGTAAAACCAACTAAAGATGGTATTATGGAAGTACAAAACGATTTTCACCTTGCAACTGTAGATATTGTTACTGATCCTTCTGGTCCTAACTGTTTCGTTAACGGCATTATGGAGAATACTGAATACTACTACGATATTGCTTCTGGACACTGGAGAGTTCAAGAATCAATTGAGCAAGTAATTGAAGAGATCCAAGAAGAAGTTGAAAAACAAGTAAGAAGAGTTGTCCATCGCGTTGATGAATCTACGGCAGCACGACTGTTCGAACGCTTTGTGAATTCACTTAGAAGTTGAGAATTGTATAAATAATACTCATATAGCAGATCCAATGAAAAAGAGGAGAGAACATATGTCAAATGAGCTAGACGAAAAGTTCGTTGCCGACCACTCAGGTGGAGAAGGTGTTCCAGCAGCAGAAGTTGCGGACGCAGTCTCTGGAGCCGGTGGCACGATTAAAAAGAAGAAAGCAGACGTAAAGAAAAAAGTTGATGCGTCCGCCGAAAAAATTTCTACACCTACACCAGGTATGAAAGAAGAAGCTGAAGCCGGAGAAGTGGTAGAAGAAGTTATTGAGATTGAAGAATCAATTGAAACTATCTTCGAAGGCATGGACCTAACTGAAGAATTCAAAAATAAAGTAACTTTGGTGTTCGAAGCGGCTGTTAACGAAGCTGCCACGAAGAAAACTGAAGCGGCTGTTGCTGAGCATGTCGAAAGACTTGAAACAGAAATGAGCGAGTCTGTTGATACTTCAGTAAACAACATTGTTGAAAATCTTGACTCATACCTCGACTACGTAGTAGAAGAGTGGATGAAAGAGAATGAGGTTGCTATCGAAGCCGGTATTAAGGTTGAAATGGCAGAATCATTAATGACAGGCTTGCGTGGATTGTTTGAAGAGCACAACATCGAAGTTGATGACGAAACAGTCAATATTGTTGAAGGCTTGGAAGCAGAGGTTGGCGAAGCAAAAGCTACTGCTAACAAAGCAATCAACGAAAACGTAGAGTTGTCAAAAGAAATCGCTTCTCTTAAAGCAGAGCGCATCTTCGACGAAATGACCGAGGATCTTACACTTACAGAAAAAGAAAGATTCAAAGTATTGTCGGAAAAGCTAGACGTCTCTGATGTTGAAGAGTACTCAGACAGCTTATCTACACTTAAGGAATCATTCTTCAAGAAGAAGACTCCGGTTGTAGAAGAAGTTGCGAGCGAAGATGAAGAAGAGATTATTACAGAAGAAACAGTAGTTAAGAGACCAGTTTCTGACTATTCATCTGTAAATGCTCTAGTTGAGGCTCTTAACGCAAGATCAACGAAATAGTAATGAAACTTTAACTTTTATAAATACATCCAGAGACTTTATTAAAACAAGGAGATAGAAATCGATGGCACAGTCAAACTATCAAGCACTTGTGGAAAAGTGGGGCCCAATCCTTGAGCACGATTCTTTTTCACCTATCAAAGACAACCACAAGAAAGCGGTAACTGCCACTATTCTTGAAAACACAGAGAAAGCATTGCTAGAATCTGGCGACCGTCAGATGTCAATGAGCTCTCTACTTACAGAGGCACCTGCAAACGACGCAGGTACAGGCGGTTTTGGTGCAGGTTCAACAGCAGGCGGTCCAACTGCCGGTTATGACCCAGTACTTATTTCACTTGTACGTCGCGCAATGCCAAACTTGATCGCGTATGACATTGCTGGCGTTCAGCCAATGACAGGCCCAACAGGCTTGATCTTTGCAATGCGTTCACGTCAAACATCACAAGCTGGTGCTGAAACATTCTACAATGAAGCAGATACTACATTCGCAGGTGCAGGTACACAAGCAGGTACTATCCCAGCAACTGATTCAGCGAATACTTCGTTGTTCAATACAGGTGCAGGCATGGGTACAACTGAAGCTGAAGCACTTGGTGACGGTAACGGCACAAACTTCGCAGAGATGGCGTTCTCAATCGAGAAAGTATCAGTAACTGCGAAATCAAGAGCGCTAAAAGCAGAGTACACAACTGAATTGGCACAAGACTTGAAAGCAGTTCACGGTCTTGACGCTGAAACAGAATTGGCGAACATTCTACAGTCTGAAATCCTCGTGGAAATCAACCGTGAATTGGTTCGTACAATTTACTCAACAGCTAAAACAGGTGCAGCAGGTACAGCATCTGCAGGTACTTTCGACCTTGACGTTGACGCAAATGGCCGTTGGTCAGTTGAGAAATTCAAAGGTTTGATGTTCCAAATCGAGCAAGAAGCGAATGCTATCGCAAAAGGTACACGTCGTGGTAAAGGTAACATGGTTATCTGTTCTTCAGACGTTGCTTCAGCGTTGCAGATGGCCGGTGTACTTGATTACACACCAGCAATTGCAGGTAACTCACTAGAAGTAGACGACACAGGAAACACTTTCGCAGGTGTTCTTAACGGTCGTTACAGAGTGTATATTGACCCATATGCAGGCAGCAACTACATGGTTGTTGGTTACAAAGGTTCAAGCGCATTCGACGCAGGCTTGTTCTACTGCCCATACGTTCCACTACAGATGGTACGTGCAGTTGGTGAGAACAGCTTCCAGCCAAAAATCGGGTTTAAAACTCGCTACGGCATGGTTGCAAACCCATTCGCAGAAGGTACAAATAAAGGTTTGGGTGCTCTTACAGCACAATCAAACGAGTACTACCGTGCGGTACGAGTAACAAACCTTTTCTAAGGTTAATAAAAAGAAGTCGGGTCAACCGAACGAAACTGGGGAGCTTTTTAGCTCCCCTTTTTTATTATGTGAATTAGCTGTTTAGCAATAATCTTTATTTTTCATTTTATCAATCCCACAAATTTTCGTAATATTTTCCAAACAGTTTGAAACCGTTTGTCATACGCTTTTGGTGCGCTTTGCGACCTTCATTGTCGACGAAGCGCGCAAAGCGTCCGTCAAGTAATTCAGACGAATCGTCTACACATTCGCTATAGTAATCAGATTCCCAATCATTGCGGGCCTTTTGTTCAAACGCCCAGATCATTTCGCCAAGAACCCAGTCCCAGCGCAAGTGATGATTGCTGTCAGTGTCATATTCATTTTCTTTAGGCTTTGCATTGGTACTACGTAGTTCTTCCGGAACATCTTCGTCATCAACCCAAGGAGAGCCATGTTTAGTAGCCTTGAGCTGTACTAGCATAGGAAGAATGATAGGAGCAAGAGTGTGATCCATACTCCAGGTGTCATACTTGTCAATGCGAACCTTGATTTTTTGATCACTGCGTCTGTCTATGATTTGATTAATAGTAATATTATAAAGCCACTGCAAACCATCTTCAAGCTTTTCTAGGAGATGCTCAAACTTAGTGCTGCTTTCTTTCCACTGCACTCCGTATTTTTTATCCATGTATCGATCATGGACGTAGCTTACCCATCGATATCTATACGGGCCGATATAGACTTTCATTTAAAAATTCTCCAGTTGTGAGGAAGTCTAATACGAGATTAATAGCAAGGTCAAGGCCTTCCGCAGAAAGCTCTATATCATTTCTTTCAATTGTCATATCAAAAGCAAAGGCAACATCTTCGTATGTGGCATTTGTGTAAATTTCATCATAGTCCCAGTATGTGACCGTAAAGGTTACGCCATCAACTCGCATATAAAATAGCATACTATCATCACCACCGTCGGTATTAAGTATTGCTGTTGTCATGAGGTATCTCCCTTTGTTGTATTAGTTATACAACAATCAAACAGAGATGTCAACCCCTAAAATGCACTTTTTCATATTATTTTTTATTTGATAATCCAATCCATATTCATAAAATCAGTATCCTCTGGGATCAGTTCCCATCCAAGTTCTTTTAATTGAGTTAGAGTGCCTGCGATGTTCATACGCACTGTATTCGAATCTTTATGGCACTGATAGCAAGAACCAGATGAACCGTAGAAATAAAAGAAATCTCCGCTTTCGTGAACTTTGACAATACCGCTATTCATACGCCAGGAGTCGCCATCTAAATATCCGCCACTGGTTCCTACAAGAACACGATAGTGTGGATCAGTTTCAGATGGAGACTTTACGATCACCCAGTTATCGCATTTGTACATCGTATCACTTGCAACTTCGGCACATTCCTTGATAAGCAACTCGGCGAACTTTTCTACTGTGTATTCCCACTTATATCTTTCTTTACCTAGACCATAAACATCTAGATTAGATTCTCTTACAAGTTCTCGAATTCG